CCAGCATTATAACCAATGGCTATAGCATCCGCACCTTGCCCGGTATAACCAGCTCCTGGCCCAACAGCAACAGCATATTGTCCTTGATTAATTTCTCCAGACTCTCGTCCAAATGCCACAGCGGCTGTGCCTTGATTGTTGTAACCCGCCAGCCATCCAACTGCGGTGGCATTATTGCCTTGAGTAATACTGCCAGCACTTGCACCAAGAGCAATTTTAGTTTCTGCTGTTCTCAATGTTGTTGCAAATATTCCACCATAGACTTTGTTTTCCACAGCGTCGACAATCTTAGTTGAATCATCGCCGAATATACTACCTTTCAAATCAAACACTGGATTGACTGTGATTGTTAATGTGTCAGTTCCAACGTTCTTGGTTAATGTAATGCCCTGTCCGCTGGTGATGTTTAATACGTCACTGACAGCGTCAGCTGCTAATCTGTTAGCTGAATCACCGTTGACTTCAATCTGTGTAAATGCATTTACCGCAGGTGCTGAGTTGGTAATAGTTACATCACCAGAGGCAGCATCAGCACTGACTGTGATACCCACACCAGATGAAATACTGATCACACCTGCGTTGGTAATTCTTAGATTGTCACCAGTTGATCCAGTGATGTTAATACCTGCACCTGTGGTTCTGCCTGAGGGCAACGCAGTGGTACTCTGTAGGCTGCGAACTCCTGCATTTGTTATTGTGGCCACGCCACTCGCAGTAGCAGTAGTGATACCTAGGCCAGCAGTGATACTTAGTACACCAGTGTTTGAGAATGTGATCGAGTCAGCACCTGAACTCACTGCAAGGCCTATACCTGAACTCGACAGAAAATTCACTGTGTCGCCGAATGTGGTAGCTACCACAGATAGGTCATTGTTGACCTGTATTTCTTTGAAGAATGTTTTAACTGGATCTATGATCAGGTTAGCACCAATGCCAGTTATCGGATCCCCACCCACAGTAGATCCTGTGGGTAGATTTATGGTATAGCCTACACCTTTAACTTGTGCGCTTCCTGCCCATAATCCGTTTAATGGAGTGCTTGTGGTGTGTTCTCCAGTGAACACTGATCGCCACTGATGAGTTATATCGCCTAGATCATACAAATTACTTGTTGTTGGTTTCACCGCGGTGTTCAACGAGGTAAAATCTATAGGGGTAAGTCCACTACCATTACCGATGGTTGCAACTAATATATCGAAGTTTTCATTGACTTTGACAAATGCATCATTGACTTCACTCCACAATACAGGAGCACGACCTGGGGTTATATTATTATTAAAAGGCATTATGTTCTCCCTACTGCTATTTCTGATAGCCCTATGTGATCGCTGTCATAATCTTTTAGAGCTTTACCTACCACAGTACCAACTTTGACATCACCTACCGCAGCCATGGCTACTCCTGGAATTCCTGATGTTACCAAGATATCTCCTTTCTTGATTTTACCAACTACCTTACACGGCACACGTCCTTGTAGAGCAACAAGATTCTTAAGTCCAGGACACGCTTCGTACATGGTGTAGGCAGCAGTGTTAGAAACAACACCAGCTACTCGTGTATCGTTTTTAGCATTAGTTGTTGTAACTTCTTTATCTCCGCCAAATACCAATACTGTGCCTACTTCATAGTCTCGATCGCCTTCATAGTTTTCTGCCAAGTCAGCGGAGTAGGTGGCCTGTAGTCTTGATTCGTTTGGTGAAGTGCCACTCAAGGTCCATCGACCGGTTATTGTACCAGCTGTGGTGTTACCGCCAGTGGTCAGCGTAGTCTGTGCCTGGATACCAGTGCAGGTAATCGTGCTGCTGGCATTAATTGTTGTTACTCCAGTAATTGCGCCTACTATTGCCAAAGCTCCAGTGCTGGTGATAGCACCTACCGCAGTGATAGGAGCATTTGAAACGCCATTCTGGGTTTTGAATTCATGGCTGTCATTCCAATACTGGGTTTTATCATCTGCAGCCAACGACCCTTCGCTGATCAATATACCACCAGCATTGTTATATCCGTAATAGCGTAGGTAACCGCCAGTGGCAGTGGCTGCTGAATCAATGGCCAATTGTGTGTCTATCTTGATATTAGACACATCCACGGTTCTGCCACCAAAGTCACCGTTTGAATCTCTTACTACAATTTCGCCGGCACCCGGCGCCGCGCTGGTTCCTGCTGATCCAGCCACCACGGCATAATTTGCATCTGAAGCTGTTGATCCACCGGTTCTGCGTAAAAATCCCACTGAAGAATACTGTGATTTTTTAATTGCCAATCCTTCATCTACCACAGTAGCAAATGACACTTCTGCGGCGTTGGCAGTGGTTACTGCACTGTTACCTATTAGGGTATCGGGCGACATCTGAACTATATCGCCCAGTGCCACACTGTTGGATTTCAATGTGACAAAGCCGTCAGTGACCACAAAGTCTGAATTATTGAAACTGCTGAGTCCACTACCTGCCTGTATAGCAGCTGCCGAACCAGCCGGAGCAGCAGACACTGCTGTGGCTATGTTCAGTGTTAGCTTGCTTTGTACAATGGCAGCACTAGCCGAAACTTCATTATTGCTGACCACACCAGCATTCAGCTGTACATCCACATTGTTTAGAGTAGAATCTATTCCTGTTCGCAGATCAAAGGTCAAATCACCAGTGACACTGGCATTGATCAAGGTGTTACCTACTCCGGTGAATACCATGAACTGTGAGACTGCGTAGATTTACTGCATCCTGCGGATTTGTGGGGTCAGTGACATTGACAATCTTGAAGAAATTCAAGTTCATGTCGGATTTCATACCTAACTGTCCATCTAGGCTTAGGAAACCGCCTGTGACAAATGGAATCAGTTCTGCTGCGGCAACAACCGCGCCATCATGGGAAATACCCAGTCTACGTTCTATGTACTTGCGTGTGGCATTTTCTGTGGGCACTGTATCCGTGGCGTTGTCTGTGAAGCCGCTGTCTGTAGAAAATTCACTAACCGGAACACCACGCTTGAATCCAATACCGTCAAGATTGCTGAGTGCAATGCTGCTGGAGAATGTAACCTGTCCTGTACCTTGGTCAACCCTAAAGTATGGTCCTACTGAGAAATTACCAAATTGGTCAGTGGTCACATAGAAGCAACGACCGACATCACGCTCTTCGGTTTCTTTGGTGTCATCTACAGGATTAACACTGCCTCCATATATTTCTTTAGGATAGTTGGTGTCTGCGTAAGATCCTGTGCCAATCTCAAGCAGATCGTGTCCAGTCACACGAGTCAGCGAAATCCTAATAGTCAGTGTACCAAGACTGCCGCTGGTGCGTATGCTCACAGCAGCTTTTATGGTATAGCTGGTAGATAAATTGTTTATGGCATCGACCAAGGCACGGTTGAGTATGAGTCTACCGAACGCAGTACCTGTGACAGCAGGACCCTGATAGCTGTTGACCACATATTCCTCACCTAGGAACACAAATTTTGCTGCACTAAGTCTAGATATTTCTGTGATAGGAAGTGCTATCACTGCAAAAGAAGTGTCACCAGCACGACCTGTGACCTTGCCTACTTTTTGCACACCACTCTGTGTGCCGGAGGTTTCTAAAGCTGTGCCACCAGGCAGACTTGAGATTTCAAAGGTATTTGTCGTTTTGTTGACAACAAAAAACCTTTCCAGCTGACTCATGCCAGTGGGCAAAGCACCAGTAGTGGTAAATTTTATCACATCACCATTGTTGAATCCATGGGCGGTCAGCGAAACCACAGCAGGATTAGCAATTGATATAGTACAGGTTGTGCCAGTCGGCGTTGAAGTTATGAATTCTCCAGGTTGGAAAACAGTGATGTCTATGTAGTCATAGTTCTCTCTAGTCTGAGTGAGAGTCAATCCCACTATGGCATAACTTTGAACTCCACTGCCTGCGTTGGTTATACTCACAGCCGGTCCGTTTTTCTGAGTGCTGAAACTGAACTGTGTTTCTGTGAGGTTGGTTGGAGACACAAAATAAGTTTCTCCCACTAACAGTGGAGCTGGCAGCGTGCCTGTGGTAGAGAACCCGATGGTGTAATTTTCCAATAATTTATGACTCTTGACGGCTTTGATAGTAAGTGCAGAGCCGTTGACCAATACAAAGGTACTGCCACCCGGGCTGGTACTCACAGTAAAGGTCTTGTATGTGGGTTGAGTGATAATATAATAGGTAGTGCCACTGACAAAATTATTGGCAGTACTGGTTGGAATTATTCTATCTCCGATTCTCAGTTTGTGGTTGCCATTAGTTGTACATACATTAGAGGCGATAGTGGTGATGGTAACTGCCACACGGAATATGGTAGGAGTGGCTGTGTTGCTTAAAATTTCATAAGGACCGTTGCTGTCAGTGGTTGCGTTGAACTGCAGGACACGATAAACAGTGCCCAATGTTTCACGCAGTTTTAAACCAGTTGATGGTCTAACGGCTACATCCTGAAGACTGCCTGTGAGCAGCGTGGTACTGCTCTGACGCAGAGTCATTTTGGTGTCATTTGCTATGACTGCAAATAAACCTTCTGTGGCACTTCCTGTGCCAGTACTGAGATTTAGTCTTGCTACGCCTGCGGGTAGATCAGTCACAGTTACAGAAGTCACTGGATATCTATATATTTCTGAGGTATGCAGAACTTCTAATTCAGATCCACTCAGTGGTGTGTAGTCATAATTGTATACAAATACAGCTAATCCGCCTGCCACGTTGGCATATGCGCCACTAGGGAAATAGCAATCTACTCTTTGGTTGAGATCTTCATAGAGTGTGGATGGTGTAGGAACCTCAAGCGGATCTGCACCTTCTGCAACCAGTGCATAATTGCCGTGTGCATTAGATCCTGCCACTGAACGAATCTGTCCACCAGTCAACGAGTAGTAGGCAATGTGGCAGTAGTAAGTGAACATAGACACTGCTTCAGTCAAACCACCATTGGCTACAATGATACCATAACCAAGGTCATTGATCTGCGTAAAGTCATTGGCCAACATGCTTCTATTGCCAGGCGCCAACAGTTCGTAGCGATTGCCGTAAAAATCCACATAGTCCACAGCAGCTGTCTGAAGCACAGCTCTGTTAGTCTGAATAATATTTCTTACCGCGATGTTATTAGCTGTGTATCCTACAAAACTGGGTTCTGTGATTGCAACCACTGCCTGTGCAGCTGTGAAGTTGGCAGCATTTATAATTGAACTCATGCTGGTCATCAGGGTGTTTATTGTAGTAGCTTCTGTGGCTGTGGCCGGAGTACCCGTAGTTCTTGATAGCGCAGAATAAGATGTAGCAGGTGCCAAATTTTGTACCACTTGTCCGAGTAGATAATTTAAATAGGCATGCCATGATGCAGATTGTGTCTTTGAAAGTGCAGAGTCAGTGATCACTGCGCCTGTGAGATTGTTATAGAATTTCAACGCTCGTGTGCGTGTGGCCACGTTACCGCCATAGATCACGTCATGAACCACCGCTTCCACGGCCTGTCTGGTCTGGTATTCCACTTCGCTGGCAACATACACAGTGGCAGTGGTAAACGGACTGGTGTTACCTGCTATCTGATTATTAATGTATCCTATCAGTTCGGCCACTGCATAGTCTCTGTTTGCCAACAGCAATGTATAAGCATTAGTGACATTGGCAGAAACTGCAGATGGCAGTGTAAATGACAGTACAGGTGCTGCCACAGGACCGCGTTCTATGATGTCTGCAATCACTGTATTACTCAAATCCACAGTTTCTTGGATGGTAGAATAAGCTGTGATCAGTTCATTCACAGACTCATGTACAAATGCAATGGCTTCAAGAGTGATAAGCCGTTGATCTGCCAAGACCAATGCACTTTGACTCAGCCTGTAGGTCAAGCCGTTTTGTCGTGTCCAATAGTTGGTGCTCAGTACGATATCTCGGCCCAAGCCATCTAATATCAATCCCGTGTCTCGACTGCAGGCATCATCATCGTAGGTGAATACGCTGAATGGCCAAGGTGTGGTTTCATCTAAAACAAATGTAGCGGTGCTGCCATCTTTGTCATAGACAAAGTCTCGGACATAGTTTATTCTATATACAGAATCTGCTACAATAAATGATGCTGGTAGTTGTGGAAATCTATCAAGATCGCTGACTTCTAATCTTGTTGAAGTAACTACGACATCGATGTTGAATTCAAGATTACCCGCAAAGCCGTCGGTGAACATGCCGCCAGCAAACACCTGTCTGTCCTTGCTGCGGCTGAATGAAGCACATTCTTGAAAGTACGGAGACCTTGACAATATCTGACCTGTTGGATCCAATACTCCCATGAATCCGCCGTGACCTATAGCTGATATCGCTTGCCAACGCACGGTGTCATTGGCAAGGAATACATCCATCTCTTCATTGTCTTTGGGATAATTCACTGATCCCGATCCGTCTATGACATCCTTGAACGCTGTAATCAAATCGGTGATAACAACATCAGCACCTACCTCGGACTGGAATGCAGGATCAATGACCTGTAGAAATAATTCCTGTTTTGGCGCTGCAACTGCTGTGTTATCAATTATGCTCTGTACCAAGGTTTCGAATAGTGTTACCACATCTAGATATTCACTAAGCTGTGTGGTAATCACAATATCACCAATGTCACTTTGATAATATTTCAGTGCTGCTGATATTGTGCGATTGTATTCTCCATATTCGAGGTCAAAGGTGAGATCATCCACCAAGATACCTATACTGGTTTTGTAAAATGCTTTATCATAGGTGAAAGCAGGATTAAAGGGAGCAACACTGGTTGTTTTACGGAAGTCAATAGTGGCTATGATTTCTTCCTGTAGGAACTGCCTATTCAATCTAATGAGATCAGCAGCAGCAGAGTAACCACCACCGTTCTGTATTTTAGGATACACAGGACTTGCACTGTTCTGCAAATAATGATAACCGAATTCTTGTGTGGCTACAGCTAGCCCGTCTATGACCTTGTCTCTGCGGAATCGATAGAATGCCCAAGGGCTGGCAGAGGTTCCCGGACGTGGCCGAAATATTCTCCGCTTTCTACCAACACAGTGATCTGTATGTTTCTAGCAATGTCGCCGTAGGTTATGCTTTCGCCTATTTGAAAACTACCAGACAAGATATCCACATCAAAAATCTCATTGCCTCCACTCTCCAGCTGTCCAGAATGTGCAACAATCTGAGCCAATGCGTTACTAGTCTTGCCCCTTAGGTATAGACCTTCACGGATGTCTCGTCCTCGGATAGCTTCAGCAGTGCTTGTGGTTACATCTCCTGTAAAGTCTGTGCGTAATCCGTTGGTAAAGATTAGGAATCTTGGTAGATCCACTACAAAAGTTGGCAGTGACGTAAAGCCAGCCCCCTTGTCTGTAATCGTAATACTGGTTATTACTCCAGCAGTTACCACAGCTGATCCAAATGCTCCTGTACCACCGCCTCCGTTTATTCTCACAGATACTAGACTGTAACCAGTTCCGCCGCTGATGATCGACACAGAGCCAACTTTGTATGTGATATTGAAATTAGCACCAACGCCTATGGCACCAACGCCCGCAGGTGCAGCACTGCTGGCGATTGTGGTTGCCACGGCTGAAGCACCTGGTAGCGTGATGTATGTGCCGGTTGATATAATTCTAAAAGTAACAATAGCTCCAGGCGTGGTCAGAGTAGTCAACACTTCTATTAAACATGCTGCTCCTCCTGCAGATACAGTACCTCCGGAAAGTTGTAGTATATCACCAGGAAAATAATTCGAACCAACGGTGTTTATCACAGCAGTGTCAACGCTCATGCGCACCACACCAGAGAATCCTATACCCGATGTGGGAGATTCATCGATAGCAGTCAACGAACATTCTGATACTCCGTCATCGTAAGTCAGTGTTTTTTCGTAAGGTCCGATGATAGCTCTGGATTCTAAAACCAATTGTTCTGCACGTTTTAGGGCAGCTTCTAGAGTTCTATAAGCGTAGGCCAAAGCACGGCCTTGCAGTGCCGGCGACACGCCAGGACGATCATCTTGACCGCTAAGTGCCACATACAAATTCACACTGCTACCAAATGCCGAACTGTCAACATACTGTTTTGTGGCTGCGATTAATCCGCCAAAATTTACATCGTCATCCGGTTCTGGACTTCTCGACAGGATCAGCGGACCGCTCATACGTCCAAAGCTGTTATCTGTAAGACCTGTGGCAGGGTCTATAGCATTTGTTCCTGCTCTGGCTATTTTACTATCTGTATAATTTTTATTGACTAGTTCATGTTTATAGATAGGCGCCAATGGGCTTATGGTTGTGCCTGCGTCGACAATCCGGAATTGATTGCCACCAGAGCGCATTGACAAATCGCCCCCTAGTTGTGGTGACGTGTCAGCTGCAATTTCGGCAAAATCAGCATTTAGAGTGATTTGATTGGGATTGGTAGTAAAATCTATACTGATACCACTACCTGGCACTAGTTTTTTAAATTGCAGTCCCGACTCTGTGTTATTCACAGTGACCAATGGGGTATTGCCAGTAGAGACTTCATTCTGCCCTACATATGTGCTTGGGGCATCTTCTAGACCAGTAAATCTCAGCCTTTCACCTAGCCCCAGAGAGCTATAAAGTTCTCTAAAGTTATCATTAACTTTACGGAATGAATCTCTTATACTGTCTCCAGTGCCGTCATTGCCGACAACACCGATATCAATAGTCTTTCTTGCCATGTTTAGAATCCTAGATTGAGCAAATGCTCTAATATTTAGCCCAAAGTTTTATAAGCCGGATGTAAATACTAGATGTTTCTCACAATCAAAACTCAGCAAAATCAATACTCTAGGCTCAGTAAACACGGAGTCGAACATTTATACAAGAGAAAAAAGACTGTGGCAGTGTTGAGATGTGATGCCTGTGACACACAGTTTGAAAGAGATCTCAAACACATGGATAAGAAACGACTCAGCAACAATTTCTTTCATTGCTGTGGGTCTTGCGATGCTAAAAGATTTGCTCAACGCACAGGAGTAGAGCAGAAGCAGATATGGAATATGCCTGCCAGTGTAGACTTACCTGTGTCTAAATTCTAAACGATTCACCGCAGCCACAACGATCGCGCTCATTGGGATTGATGAAATCAAATCCTTCGTTGAGTCCGTTGCGAACCCAATCCATGGTCAACCCGTTTAAATAGGCTAGACTCTTGGCATCAACTAATACCACAAAGTCTTTTTGGGCAAAATTAGTTACACCGTGTTCGGCTTCGTATTTGTCTACATATTCCATGGTATATGCTAGCCCACTACAGCCTGTGGTTCTGACACCTATACGAATACCCACGCCCTTGCCGCGCTTGTCTAAATTCTGTTTGATTCGTTTAATGGCTGTGTCGGTTACGGTAATCATCTACGGCTGCTTTGATAGCATCCTCGGCTAGTATTGAACAATGTATCTTTACAGGCGGTAGTGCTAGTTCTTCGGCGATTTCGGAGTTCTTGATTGATCCGGCTTCGTCAAGCGTTTTTCCCTTGACCCACTCAGTGACGAGACTTGAGCTTGCGATTGCTGATCCACACCCGTATGTTTTAAATCTGGCATCTGTAATTACTCCTGCTTTATTTACTTTGATTTGCAGCTTCATCACATCGCCGCATGCAGGTGCGCCGACCATGCCGGTGCCTACATCTGTGTCGTCTTTGTCAAAACTACCCACATTGCGGGGGTTTTCGTAATGATCAATTACTTTGTCCGAGTACGCCATTTATTATTCTCCAGTTTATTATCTTCCATTGATTACTTAGATACCTCTTTTTATCTGCTTGATAATCCAATGCCCAAGCATGTTCCCACCAATCCACTAATAACACAATATCATTCCTGATTTCGTGGTTGACAATGGTTTTGATCCTGCCATCACGAGCCAAGTATGCCCAGCCACTGCCCTGTATTTTCATGGCTGTTTTTTCAAATTCTTCTTTGAAACGGTCAAAAGTATCAAAGTGTTTTTCTATGAACTGTAAAATAGCATCGTAGGGTCTGTTGGATCCCTCTGGTTTTTGTAGTTGACCAAAATAGATATTGTGTAAAAACGCACCAGCTTCATTGAAATCGTCATCACCTTCGTTCTTGTTATATCGATCAACATAGGCCTTGTACAAGGTTCCGTAATGATAATCTATGGTTTCTTTAGATTTCACAGGATCGAGATCGTTGCGATCGTACGGCAATGTCAACTGTATGAGTTTGTCTTTTTTGCCTTCAACAATGAATTTTTGAATGAAATTGTATGCCATACATGTATTTACCGCATAAATAACCTACAAGGAGATTTTAATATGCTAGGATTAATCAAGAAACTTTTTGGCAGCAAGCCGGTCGAATCTGTTGAAGTGCCCTACAAGGTAGAAACTCCACCAGTTGAAGTTGCTCAGCCTGTAGTTGAACCAACAGCAGCAGAAGTTACTGCGGAAAACAAAGCGGTGGCAGTGGCCAAAGCCAAACGAGCGCCTGCGAAAAAAGCGCCTATTAAGAAAGCAGCAGCGCCAAAGGCTCCACGCAAGCCAAAGGCTCCGTAACCTTTTTGTCCTGCTCGTATAGAGCAAATGAGGCCAAGTTCTTGGCCTTGCTCTCGCACATGATGTCTGCCCACGACCTATGTGTCAGTGCCCAAGAATTAACTGCGGTATTCCAATAAAAGCCACTGTGCGCTCTCAGTTTGCCTTTTTTGTAGCCCTGCTCTAGGAGGGACGGAAGATCGGGGCGGATGTGTCCGGGATG